CTACGAGGTAGTCCATCTCTTCCTGATAGGTATCAAAAATCTGTTTGTCATGTTTGAGTACAAGGATTTTGATCTCAAATTCAGAAAGGTGGCCTTCTTTGATTAGTTTTTCAGTCTTAGTTACCTTGTCTACAGTCCCAAAGACCCCTTCGAGAACAAGGCGTTGGTCTGTGTACCATCCAAAGTACCTGTAAACCCTACGCGATATTTGCAATCGTAGAGTTTATTCATGATACTGGTGAGAGACTTTGCTTTGAATAGGTGTGCTTCGTCTCCTATGACTGCACCGAACTGTTCAAAGTATGTCTTAGGTAGTTTATATACTGACTGCCATGTGGTAATGATCACATCCTTGTCGGATTTGGGATCAGTACCTGCATATACTTTGTGGCAATGCTTATTTACATTCCATCCATAGTCCTCAAAGTCCTTGTACATCTGCTCTACCAGAGATGTAGTAGGAACTACTATGAGTGTCTTTAAATTCTTAAGCTCCCAGAAACGTGTGAGAGCATATATCATAAGTGACTTACCAGAACCTGTAGGTGACAGTAAGAGTTTACGCTTGTTGCGTAACGCTTCGTAGATACCTTTGTACTGATAGTCTCTAACTTTATGAGGTAACTGCAGTGATTTGATCCAGTCTCCTAGTCCTTGGGGTGTAACGAACTCATCCACTTCTGATGGAAGTCCGTAAAATTCGTTGTCCCTATGGATAACTTCATACCCTCTTTGCTCGCAAAACGCAATAATATAAGGGAGAAGACCAACATAAATCTCGCCTGTACCTGGGGAGAATAGTTTAATTTTCCCATCCCAATACCTCTTCTTATAAGCTGACATGAACTTAGCTTGAGGAACCTCGAAGGTAAACTCGTCTGCCAACTCGTATTGAACGTGGGGTTCACATTCTACTGTTAGGTAAACTTCGTTCTTCTTCTTAATGTAGACATTAGATTTCATAACCCTTCAAAAATTTCGCGAACTCAATCGCATTCTTAATATAAAATGATCGGTTATTAATAGCCTGCATAATGGCTTTCAATGCTTCAACCATCTGGTTATAGTACTTGAGTTTAAGAACGGACTTAGAGTATACTTCATCAGCTTCCAGATATATTGGAACATCTGTCTTGATGAGTTTTATGGGAAATGGTTTATCCGCTTTACCAGTATAGTACTCCCACCTATGACGGTAGGTTCGCTTTACATCTAACTCTGCCTGATCCCGTAGGGTCGTAAAGCTATTGTAAAGTCTTAAATATTTAGCATGTAATTTGGGGATCTCTAAACTGTCATGATCTAATTTTTCATCATTTAGTTGTGAGTCTTTCTCCCACATGTCATTCAAAGTTTCTAGGTTCATACTTTATTATTATTCTTATCCGTTATCTCGTATATGGTATACTTGAAATTTACCTGTGCTGTGAAGTAATTGATGTCAGTTGCTGACGCATCAAACTCAAGTGTACTTAAACTTGTAGGAAATATATTAAAAAAGTTAACAGTTGATATTGCATTGTAGTTGCTGTTAAGGATAAGTAAACGAGCATCACTCATCATCTTATCAAACTCATCTGGTCTACCTTTCTCATCTACAGAAGCAAGATACGTTCTAAAATTCTTTTGGTGTTTAGGATTGGTAAGTCCTTTCAACCATTTATAAATTTCATAATAATTATCTAAGTCTTCATTTACCAGAAACCTAAGATTCAAATCACCAAATGTCATCTTATCACCTGGTAAAGAGTACTCTTTTACAGGTGTTGATATCTCCCTTACACCAATCTCTACCTGAGGTATAGATGCAGATTGACAAAAGTAATCTACATTAGGTGTCCTACCAATAATAAATTTAAAACCTACAGGTGATAAAAAGTTTTGGTTATTAGGAGAGAATAGTGTTTGTTCGTAAGCCATTAGTTCAGGCAGGTCTCCGTATTATTTATCCTAACCAAAAAACATCAGGATCGCGAATTTTGTCATAGATGTTGAACCTAAAGTCTTTGAAGTCTGGTTTACTTGTTTCATTATGTGCAGCATCTATCCATGTCAACTCAGCGTTCTTACCTCTGGTGCTCTGTCCTTCTACATCATCAATATTATATTCACCAATATAGTTCTCACCCACTGTACTAGGTTTGACACCGTTCTGCCAATGCTGTACTGACATGAATATGGATCTACCGTCACCCATGAATGCACCATGTATATCATCATGGTAGACACGAAGGGTAAAAAAATCGTGTCGCATTTTGCATATCTTCTGTTGCTCTGGGTGATTGTCTATCCAGTAACCACCATGACTAAAACTTATCTTGCCACGTATGTATACTTCATAACTGTCGATGTCTGGATGTCGATGCTCTGGGATGATAGCATGTGGTGGCCAGTCCAAACACTCAACTTGATACTGTCCTTCCTTGTACATAACCTTTCTATTAAAGTTAGGTACACCAAAGAAATTTCTATTCCAACCTTGTGGTTTTATTATTTCGCGAGGATCGAACGTACTCAAATACTCATCAACAAAACCTGTGATGGCATCCATGCATAAAAAAAGGGTCTAATATTATTTAGACCCCTTCCATATCTTTAGTGCATTGTTTTAATCGAATACGTTTTTACATATGCGTCTACACGCATTGGGTAAGTCTGCACATTCTATCAGGCAGTCGAAGTAATCGTCGATCTTGTTTATTTCTAAATTACTGTTGTTATCGGTCATACTCCAACCAGCTAACTGGTTATGCGAAACTCTGTTGTGCATAAAAGCCTCCGTTATTTTACACCATCATATAGAGAGAAGGTTTCATTTTCTTTCCTCCAATCCTACTATTATGTATGCGAATCCACACTGTATTTACGGTTACATTTTAACAAAAAGAAATGCCTACGAGTTTATACCTAGACAAAAAAAGAGACCCCTTAGGGTCTCTCTGAGGTGTATGTAATACGATATTACATTAGGTTAGCAACCTTAACTCTTCTGTAGTAAGCGTTAGCATTTAAGTTACCAGCAGCTTGTGGATCTGAATCAGATAAAGCAGCAAGTCCCTTAGCAAATGGGTTAAGAACCATTCCATAACGAGTCTTAAACCCGATACGTGGTTGGAATGTATCCTGACCAATCGCTCTGTACATTTGGAGAGGAACGTAAGGACAGTAGAATAGTCCTGCATCGTATGCATTAGAACCTTTGTATCCAACAACGTAGTACTGATCAGAACTTACGTTAGCTGAATATGGGTCAATGTATACTTTGAAACGTCCGTTAAGTGTACCAACGAATGTGTTTCCAGTGTCATCGACTTCTCCAAGTCCACCAACAGCACCAGTAATACCTGAGTCGTAGTCAAGTACGCCACTCATAGCAAGAGCAGAAGCTACATCAGCACTAGTGATGATGATGTTACCCTTTCCTCTACGAGTTTCCTGTGCGATTGCGTTGGCATCTCTTTCGATCTGGAATAATAGTCCCTTGAATTTCTCAACTGACCATCTACCATTACTGTCTACGTCAAGGTCGAATACACCAGCGTTAGCTACGTTAGCTTGAGCACCAGGTTTTGCACCTCTGTATACAGTTCTAACAACCTCACGGTTGATTTCAGCAAGTATCTCTGTTGAAAGAATGTTTGCTAGTTCAGACTCGGCATCTAATCCGTGGATTGCTTTCAAGTCTTGAGCAAGTTCAACTGAGTAGTCTGCTCTTAACGCACGACCTTTCGCTTCAACAGCGATACGATCTATGCTGAATGCCATCTCCATGAAAGCATTACCAGCAGAATCTCCTAGACTTTCTAGGTTAGATGTGCTGAACTTACTTGAAGCAAGGTCATAGTTGGTAGAAGTTGTACCACCACCAGAAGCATCGTTGATTAAACCTGGGTTTTTCTCAGTTGTTGCTGTTGGAGGAGTTCCACCTTTAGTTCCAGAGAACTGTGCATCTGGCTCATCGAAGAATGCTTCTCCACCAGTTTGGTTAGTATATCTACTTCTCATCGCGAAGATAAGACCAGTAGGACCAGACATTGGCTGAACGCCTGCGATGTCATAAGCAATAAGCTTAGGCATAGCACGACGGATTAGAGAGATGAGTATTGGGTCGAAACCTGCAACTGCACCTGATCCAGTTGTCTGTGTATTGATAGGACCAACGTTAGTTGGAGCCTCTGTAAGAACGTTACGCTCTTCTTGTAGAGCACGCTCTTGGTTTTCCAAGAGGATAGCGGTTACTGACTTACGATAGTTGTCCTTAATTTCAGGAAGACCATCATGGTTAAGTACTGGAGCCCACTTTTCTTGGAGTTGTTCTGCATTAAACATGCTAGATTTTCTCCGAATTTTGTTTGGGTTTGCAGTATATTAAAGTCTCTTAGCTAGTTCAGCGACATAATTTGTCATTGATTCACTAAGTTGCTTTTCAACTTTAGTAGTAGGTTCTTCAGAAGAGATTTCTTCTGCCACTTTAGGTTTCTCAACTCCAAAGTAACTCTCTTTGATTTGACCTAGCTTCTCACGATACGACTCTTCTGTCTTGAATTCCACTGCGTCTGCCAAAGTTGCGAACTTATCTTTCTGAACTTCTGCAAGTCCTCTTGATAGTTCATTCAAAATCTCATTTTTACGATAAACACTTACGGCTTCATGTAATGCAATGTTCTTCTCGACTTGCTCATTAAGTCGGGTCTCCATTTCATCAAGTTTCTCATCCATTTCAGCGACTGCATCAATGCTCTCTTCTGGGAGATTGATACCACTTTCAATGAACAATTCTTTTAATCCTTCCATGAATGACTCTGTTACTTCAGTGCGGAGTCCCTTGTCAATAGCAAGTTCGTTCTCGGACATCCACTCTTCACAGGCATAGGATAGGAAATTCTCTATACGACCAGTAAACTCCTCTTTGATAAGTTCGAGTTCTTCACCGATCCTGCGTTCTGCAGTCTCCTTAAGTGCTTCAACTTTCTCAGAAACCTTTGCAG